AAAAAAACCCAAAGCCCGAAGTACAAGAAAAAGAAAGTCAAAAAATGATGCTAACTGAACTTTGTCATGAATTAAATAATTGGTTTGATAAAAAACGTTATATAGATCACTTTTTTCTTTCTGATGGAATTATTACCACAAAAAGTGGTGAGAATCTTGATTTAAAAAGTGGTCAGTATTTTCGTATTATTGGATCGGTATTTAACGACGGAGTTCATCTTAATCCTGCTGCGGATTTAATTGATGAGGAATTTGAAGGCGCAATATGGACAATGGCTGTTCCTCAGGAGTTTATTTCTTTGGCAACAGAAATAGAAGCCTGGCAGGCTAAATATGGTGGTATTGACAGCGAGGCAATGTCACCATTTTCTAGTGAATCATTTGGAGGTTATTCTTATAGTAAAAGTGGCGGTGGCGCATCTGATGGAACATCTAATGCCGGCACATGGCGAGGTGTTTTTGCATCAAGATTAAATAGATGGAGGAAAATCCGATGAGTTTATTATCTGATGCAATGGAAGATTGCGTACTATTGGATAAAACAACCCGCCCTGATGGATACGGTGGATTTACTACCGTATATGTTGAAGGAGCTCCTTTTCAAGCGGCAATTACATTTGACACTTCTATTCAAGCAAGACGTGCAGATAAAGAAGGCGTAACAAGTCTTTATACTGTAACGACTCCTAGAAATGTTGCTTTAGAATTTTATATGGTTTTTAAGCGAAATAGAGACAGTAAAATTTTTAGAGTTACTTCTGATGGCGATGATAAAATGACACCAAAAAGTACAGTGCTTGATATGAGACAAGTTACAGCTGAAGAATGGGAGTTACCGAAAAATGGACAAGGCACAAGCGATTGATCAGTTTTGGAATAGTTTTGATCTACCTGCATATGATGAAAATACCGTGCCGCAAAATGCTGAGCTACCTAGAATAACGTATAATGTTGTGACAGACAGCTTGGAAAATGTCGTAAATCTGCATGCTTCGCTTTGGTATCGAGATAGTCAATGGAAAAATATTGCGCGTAAAGCGGAAGAAGTTGAAAAACGATTGGGCGAACATGGAGGAGAGCTTATTGATCTGGATAAAGGAAAAGTATGGATAGTAAAAGGCACTCCGTTTGCACAAAGAATGTCTGATCCGGATAATTCTATTAGACGGATCTATTTCAATATACAAGTAGAATTTTTAACACCTTATTAAAGGAGATAAAAATGGGTAAATTTACAAAGATTAGTGATGATGCTTTTAATGCTTTACAGCTTGATGCCGGGGTGTTATTATCATCATTTGATCCATCAGATCCTGATGAACCGGCGAGCGCAGATATTATTGCTACCACAAGCGGTGGCATTAACGTGACCTGTCAAGCTGAATACTCTGATTTCGCAGAAGATGTTGACAATGCACCGAACAATCTTAAAGAGTTTAAGCATCTTGATGGATGGAATTGTGGAATGTCATTTACTTCTATCAAGTTTAATGCAACTAATACTGTTTGGGCACTTGGTGCTGCCGATTCAACAACTGCTACCGGATATACAAAAGTTGTTCCGAGGCGCGATGTAGCGCAGACAGATTTTAAGGATATTTGGTGGGTAGGAGACAAAGCTAATGGCGGTGCTTATGCTGTTAGACTTATTAATGCCTTATCGACAGAGGGATTAAACATTCAGACAACAAAAAATGGAAAAGGTACAAATCAAACTACATTGACAGGCCATGTGTCTTTAAGTGCACAGGATGTTATGCCGATGGAATTTTATGATATTGATGCTCCTGTTACTACTGGAAACGGTTGATCGGAGGTCTAAATGAAATTATCAGATGTTAAAGATGAAGAGGCTTTAGATCTTCTTGCAAATATCCTTGATCCTTTATCTGTAATTATGACAGATAAAGATTTTGTTGATATTATTCGAAGCGGTAAGCCTAAACTACTTGCTGCAAAAACGGCGATCAAATCTCACAAAAAAGAATTAATCGAAGTAATTGCGGCCATGCATGAAAAATCACCTGAAGAATATCATTTTACAGTGATATCTTTGACGCGAGATGTTCTGGATATTTTAAATGATCCTGAGTTGCAGGTGGTTTTTACATCGCAGAGTCAAATGATGCCCGGCGAATCTTTTGGCTCTGCTACGGAGAATATCGAGGAAAGCGAGAAATAAAACCATTCATGCGGTATGTTTTGGCGCGGCTAGAAGAGTATAGTCTATCCAAATCATACCGTATTTACGTTACAGACTCGCTTAATGCTATTGCAAAAAATACGAAAACTAGAATCGTGGGCCGCGATGTTGTTGATTGCGGAGTTGAATTATCAAAACGCTGGTTAGATATTGTTGAAATGCCCATAGAAGAAGTACCGGCTGAAGATAATCGAACATGTGAAGAAATTACATCAGAAATATGGGTGCGCGCCGGATTTAAACGAGGTAATACATAATGGATGTATTTGATTTAACAGCAAGTTTACGTTTAGATTCAAGTGATTATGATAGGGAATTAAATTCTTCTGAGTCTAAGCTTAATAAATTTTCATCAAAAGTGAAAAGCGGGCTTAAAGTCGTGGGAGCAATAGGCGCCGCAACAGCTGCCGCTGGAGCAACGGCCGTGGGCGTATTAGCTAAAGAATCATTACAAGCTTATGCCTCTTATGAACAGCTAGTTGGTGGCGTAGATAAATTATATGGAAGCGCGAGCAAAAAATTACAAAACTACGCAAAAGAGGCATATAAAACAGCCGGCATGTCTGCTAATCAATACATGGAAACAGCCACGAGCTTTTCGGCGTCCTTAATTAATTCGCTAGGCGGAGATGTTAATAAAGCCGCCGAGCTTACAGACGTTGCTATGCGGGCAATGTCTGATAATGTAAATGTTTTTGGCTCAAATATGGAAGATGTTCAAAATGCGTTTCAAGGCTTTGCGAAACAAAATTTCACGATGCTCGATAATCTTAAGCTCGGATATGGCGGCACCAAAGACGAGATGAAAAGGCTTATTGATGATGCGAATCAATACCAGCGAGAGCAGGGCAAACAAGCCAATTTGACTATGGATAGTTTTGCCGATGTTATCCAGGCGATTCAAATCATTCAAGAAAAGCAAAATATTGCAGGAACAACCGGCAAAGAGGCCATGAATACCATTGAAGGTGCTGCTAACGCAGCAAAAGCAGCTTGGCAAAATGTGATAGTTGCTATAGGCGGAGGTGGGGATCTTGATGAAGCCATAAAGCAATTTATAAATTCTGTCTTTGGAGAAAAAGAAGGCGAGGGTTTAATGGCCCAAGTTATTCCCAGACTGGAAACGATCATGAAAGGGATCGGTGAATTTGTAGAAAAAGCAGCTCCTTATATTAATGAGTATCTTCCCAAAATGTTAGATGAAATTATGCCAGCGCTAACCTCTGCAGTAACAGCATTGGTAACGGCATTGCTCCCGGTAATTCCACCACTTGTGGCAACAATAATAGATGCTATTGGAGATGCTTTATCAGAACAATTCCCGAATTTATCTTTTATATTTGATAATCTTGAACAAATTGTAGGTGGTTTGATCGCGTTATTTGCTGGAGCAGAAATAATTTCGGCAATTGCAACATTTGCTTCAGCTATAGGTACCGTTATAGAACTCGTAACGAGTTTTGCGGGGTTGTTTGCGGCAGGTGGAGAATTAATGACTACCCTTGGTGCATTTTCGAATTTGTTTACTGTTGTTATAATACCTGCTCTAGGAGGTTTTGTTACTTCAGTACTAGCAATCGCTGGGCCTATTGCAATAGCAATAGCGGCAATTACTGCTATAATTGCGGCTGGGGTTTTATTAATTAAAAACTGGGATAGCATAAAAGAAAAAATTGACAATGTGGTATCTAGGATTTCAGAAAAATGGAATCAATTGGTAGGTAAAGCAGGAGAGTTAAAAGACCGTGTTGTTAATAAGATTAATGATATGGCAAACGGAGCAGCCCAAGCATTTTCAAATATGATTGCGAATGCTACACAATGGGGAAGCGACTTAATCGGTAACTTTATTAGTGGGATAGGGAACAGGATCAATTCTCTTATTAACACAGTTTCAAACGTTGCAAACACTATTAGATCATACCTACATTTTTCTGAGCCAGATATTGGTCCATTATCTGATTTCCATACTTATGCTCCAGATATGATGGAGCTTTTTGCCAAAGGCATTCGTGACAATGAAAATGTTGTAAAAAGACAAATCGAAAGTAGTTTTAGTTTTTCAGATAAACCTATAATCAATGCTTCTGAAATAAATGATGAAGCATCAGTATTATCTACTGTTGCGTCACAAAAAACTGAGACAAAAGATTTAACTGTTATTCTTGAACTGGATAAGACACAACTTGCAAGGGCAGTATATACGTTGAATAATGATGAAACGCAACGTGTTGGCACGTCGCTTGCTATGGGGTATATGTAATGTTTACAATTGATGGTATAGAGTGGGATGTTCCGTGTCGAATAGAACGCATAGCAGAAATTACAGCTAGTGAAATTTCTGGCTTATTATTGGACAAAACATATTTTAAT